AACAACTACTTTAATGTTAAATTCGTCTGCTAAATCAATTAAAGCGATATTAATTTGTGCTGGATTGTGGGGCATCACTTCGATATAATAGTCATCATTAAAAACTTTTTTAAACCATTGTATTTTTTCTTTTGCAACTGCATAATTTTCTTGATCAACAGCCTTTGCAACTATTCCACTTAGACAGGCAGAGGTAACAATAATTCCCTCTTTATACTTTTCTAATGTCTCAAAGTCAAACCTAGGTTTTCTAAAATATCCCTCAGTCCAAGCAATTTCGTTTATCTTGTTTAAATTTTCCAAACCTTTTTCATTCTTAGCCAATAGAACAATGTGATTATAGTTATTGTCTAATGGGTCAGTGCGTTCTGCCTTTTCACGACGATCAAACCTATCATTAGTCATATATCCTTCTATGCCAAGAATTGGTTTGATTCCCCTTGATTTTGCCTCACGAGCAAATTCACGATGGCCTGAAAGCGTTCCGTGGTCTGTGATCGCTAGAGAGGTCATCCCTAGCGCCACAGCACGGTCTAAGTATTCTGCTGGAGTAGCAACCCCATCCATTAATGAGTAATGTGTATGTACATGCAGTCCAGTGTAACTCATACTACCAATCAGTATTGGTTGATGAGGTTGTTGATGGTGAATCAAAGCCAAGATAAAATGCCTCTTGCTCTGCATATGGAACACGACGTAGAGCCATTTCTAATGGGTATGGTGCAACACCCTCCCAAGTGAATGGTTCTTTGTCTGGAGAAGATGGGATCATAGTATAACTAGTTTCTGTACTTTGTCCATTTCTCTTTAATTTCCAAGTTAGGTTTGAGATGCTTCCTGTCTCCAAGGCATACTCACGAATTGTATTGAATGATGACTGCTTGCTAACACCCATTGACCAAATGGCTACGTATGGTGGCTCAATGCCATCATCTACAAGAACGTTGCAATAAAAACGAAGGCGTGCTCTCCAGCCAGCCTTTGGATCCTTGCGATGCATTTCTTCTGCCCAGTCACGGCCTTCGCTATCCATGGTGTCTACTGCTTTTCGCTTATAGTCTTTTGGATTAACGTGTTCTTTTACAACAAGAGCAAGGCCACGATCTGCATTGTAATTTGCAGAGTCTTCGTCTAACTCTTCAATAAAGCGAATTTTAACTGCTTGTCCGTCAGCAAGTTTTAGCCAGCGAACTTTTGGTGTGTCTGATTTTGGTTTGTCGAGCAGGGCGTTGATATTCTTTAGTCCCTTAATAACGCTCATATGTTTTCTCCTTTTGTGTTTGTATATTTATTCTAGCATAGAAGATATGGACTTGTCAAACTGGAACTCAAGATTCCTGATTGCCTTATCATCCATATCCCCTATATCTTTATATTCTATATTAAGTTGTATAACAGAAACACGAGATTTTAATTTTTCAATTATTCTATCTCTCATGTTTCCTCCTGCTTCATCGTTATCTGCAATAATAATAATATTATTGAAATATCTTTGAAGCAATTCTATTTGCGTATTTGATACATTTGCACCCAGGGTTGCTACTGCAGGAAAACCAACCTGGTCTAATCTAATTGCATCAAATGATGACTCAACAACATATACCTTGCTAGATGCCTTCACTCTGTGCAAATTAAAAAGAACTTTAGATTTTGGCAATCCTGGAGTATTCTTAAATTCTTTTCCTTCTATAGACCTACCAACAAAGCCAACTGGAAGTCCATCTGGAGCGTGCACTGGTATCGTTATCATATCTTGTTTTTCTGAATACCCTAAATTAAATTTAACAATAGAATCTCTTGTTATTCTTCTTCTTTCATAATAAGACATTGACCTTGGAGAGTTTAATGCCTGATTGTTAAGTCTTTTAATTATCAACTCATCAAAAACCTTATATTCTGGAATATGAACTAATGCTTTATTTACTGCAGTCTCAATATCTATATTTTGACTTTTGCTAGTAACAAACCTAATAGCCTCAAAATAAGTTCTGTGAGTTATCTCACTAACAAATGATATGAGATCTCTTGTTGTTTGACAAGAAAAACATAGGAATGTTCCTTTAGTTTTAGAAACTTCTCCAGCAGGGGTTCTAAAATTATTATGATATGGGCAAAAAATTATAAAATCTGTATCTAGTTCTTTTTGAATGTCAATGCCAGATCCCTCTAAAACTCTACGGACTTGATCGTCGGTATAAAGATCATTCGCATATCTTTTATTATTTGACATTTGCATCCTCAAAATCTTTATATCTATAATAGCCTTTGTCAAAATCAACCTGAACTAAAAAGTCTCCCATAAATCCATTACGATTCTTTCTAAAAGCACACTCAATAATATCGCTATTAGTTGCCCTACCGAGGGCTAGGACCCAGTCAGCATCGTATGCAATCTGTCTAGACCAAGCAGTTTGTCCAAGTGTTGGGACGGTATTGAGATTAGTAACATCATCTGGAGTAGCGGAAGAAATTGCAATGATTGGAACCTCTTCGCTAATAGCCATGAGTTTAAGTTCTCTTGAGAGGTTCTTCATTCGTACCGTTTCATTGTCAGATTTTTGGTTTGGAGACATTAGTTGTAAATAATCTACAATAACAAAATCGGGCTTATATTGATCAATCTTTCCACGTACAACAGATGGGTTTACTTCTCCACCGCTATCATTTGAAATAATGTGAAACTCTGGCTTTCCAGCAACATGTTTTTTATGCCAAGACTTTAGCATATCTAACTCTATTTCGCCATTGCTTATCTTTCTGTGTGACCAAACGCCTTCGCCCATAATAGCAAAGATGCGATTTCTAACTTCAACCTCTGACATCTCAAGACTAATTATAAGTGGTGATCGTCCTTGTTTCCATGCTTGAACAGCAAAATAAAGAGCAAGCCAAGATTTGCCAATTCCTGGATATGCTAAAAACACACCAAGTTGTCCTGGCATAATTCCAGATGGGAGATAGTTGTCAAATCCTGGCAAACCTGTTTTAATTCCAATGCTTCCAGTTTCTCTCATTTTTTGCATTTGTGTATAGTATGCAATAGCAGATTCTAAATCTGTTGCATCAATATCTTTAATTGCTGCAGTATTCTTTTTCAATTCAGATGTTTTAGTTATTAATCCGTTAAGGGCATTATCGCCATTACCATTCTGAACATCAGATGCAGCAGATCTTAATATATCCTTTAAACTATCATTTAGATATTCTGACTGTAATTCTTCTAAGTGATACTTAGTAGCACCAACACCTTCGACAATTTGAAAGTCTCTAAATTTTTCTACAATTAAAGAATATGGAGGAACTGAATTATTTACCTCGTGATATTTTCTAATAAATGCCCACAGGTCAGTATGAGTTCTTAGTAAGTTTTCTACATTTGCTTGTAACAAAACGTGCATTTGTTTATCGCCTAATAAAGCAGATATTAATTTAGCCTCTGTATTATTCACTTAACCATTCCTTTGCTAATCTTCGTCTTTCTAATCTGTCTTGATCATCTTTAATTTTATCTAATTTTGCTTGTAATATTTTCTCACAATTGTACGCAAAGTAATTCCAAGAAGGGGACATAGAAACATTAAAATAATAATCCAATAGATCATAACATTCTCCAATTCCGTAAGACTCTACAAGGGCATCCGCAGCCCACTGCTCTACATTTAAGTTTAGCATAGGCTTTTTTTCGTATTTAGCAGTGTGCAATTTGCTATAACGACTTAACAAAGCCATACGCTCTTTGCGTTCAGCCATTACTCAGAAATTTCTACTTTAGCCTCTTTGATTTTTTCTGCAAGTTTATTTTCAACAAAACTATAAACTCTTTCAAAAGCATCGCTAATATTTTCGCCTTCTTTGCGATTATCAACAACGCCAAGATCTAATCTTAAAGATTGAAAATTTCCTAAATTTAAAGTATAACCCAGTGTAACATTTATTTTTGTTTCTTCGTTATTCATTATTGTCTCCCAACAACTAGTTTATTGATTCGTTCCAGACTGGAATAAATCTTCCATCTTCAGTTTTTGTATAAGTAAGTATACCATCGCCCATTTTTCTTGTCAACTCTTGTTTTGTTGGCGTCATATTATTTGTTACCAAACCATCTTTCCTTGGTTGCCCAATATGTATACTTGCAAGTATATCACGGATCTCTTTTATTTGACTTTCAGAGTAGTATGCTCTAATTTGAAAACCACGCTTTCCATTTTCAGAACATCCAAGCGGAGGAGGAATCACTCCTCGTCTTATTAGACTTGGCATATACTTTCTATGTCTATTGACAAGTTTAGCAGTTTCTGCTATAGTGTATGCCTTTTCTCTATTTTTTTTAAAGTCTAAGATAAAACAAAGTTCAAGTTTATTTTTAATAATATTGTATAGCGCAATTGTTCCGTCTGATCTATTGTAGTGGTGAACTCTGACTAGGTCTTTATTTAAAAACCAAACAGCCCTGCTACCTTTAATTATAGATGACTGATTGTACTCTTGGCTTTCAATATTTCCTTTTGAAGTAGCCATGCTCCCTCACTTGACGCTGATGGTGGATTATAAAATTTTCTATTTCCACAGGTTAAACAAAAAACTTCTAAATGTTCTGGTCGACTATATTGCCTATCAAGAAACATCCTAGACTTACATCTTGAGCATTTAAGCATTAATTGGGAACGCCCACTATAATTAGATTTACCCACAAAGATAAATCTCCAGCGCTTCCAAATCTTACAACTCCCTCAACACGAGAAGTAGTTACATTTTTTAAAATTACTGAAACATTTTTACCTGCTGGAGTATTACCCACGTTTACTGGAGTTGCTGTGACAATAGGGGCATACTTAAAATTATTAGTAAAATTATATGAAAAATCTTTTTCTTGTGCAACAGTTACGGTAGCATTATTATATACCTCTACACGACCTGCAACTAAGCCTATCTCAGATGTTTTTAGGTTAATCTTATCTTGGCTGGTTGTATCAATAGAAGCATAGTTAGAAGTGCTTACAGATACCTGATTGTACAGAGTATTAACTGCATCGGCTAATGAATTTATATAGGTCAAATCTAAAGGTTGACCTCTTTCTGGTAGTGGTATTTTTGCCATTTTTCTCCTTATACTATTATAGCATTACAGGTTTTCTGAAGTGCTAATTAAATATGTTGCTGAATCAAATGGACCCTTTATAATAGTTACCTTTTGAATTCTAAATTTAATCTCATCTGGTGCGCCATGTCCGTGTGGATAGGACAGAGAATGACTAGTTCCAGTTGATTTACCGACCCAAATCCAACTACTTAGTGCAGACCCAGTTTTCCACTGTACATACACGTCAAATTCTGATATTGCTGCTTGTTGCAATTGTAAAGTTTGCTCTTCTGGTGACGGGTCAGCAATTAATAATGAGGGCATAGTCCAAGAAATAGACGCCGTATGTGCTTGATGATTTATATTAATGCTGTACGGAATGTTTGTAGCAACAATATTGTTTGGGTCAAATCCAGTCTCATCGCCTGTATTGTTTACGGTAAGTGTAGTAATTGGAGACCAGTGAGAAAACCTATTTTGATCTTCTGAGATAACCCTATATCTTATATTATAGTCTAGGGTTGTGTTATTTCCAACAGGGCTTGGCAAGTCTGATTTTTTTATTATAACCTTCTTTATACCAATATCTGCCATTATCCAACACCTATATTAAATTTAAATTCAACATAATTACTAGTGTTGGTTGACTTAATAATAGTTTTTGCTGTATCGTTTTGAATTACTGAATACCCCACTAATCCGTAGAGTGGGTTTGGAGTATTCAAATTTTCAAATCTTAAAGCATCTAACACTACATAAAAATTACTTGACACTGAGCCTGAGTCAACTACTGATGCATAAACGTTAACAGTATCTACCGATGTCCAAGAAAAGGTTAACGACCTGTATAACTGTTGAAGTTGTTTTGTTACAACGCAGTATCTATTATTTGCAAAATCATGTTGGCCACTGGCTGTTCCATTGTCTATTAAAGTTTCAAACCTAGCAAATTTTCCACTGTCTGTGCTGTTTGTAAATTCTACAATAATCTTAACTGTATCTGGTACTGATAAAGAATCTCCATCTTTATTTATTACAGAAAATGCAAGACGTAACTCATCTGATGGAGAGTTTTTTTCAAAATTTACAGACATCCCACTTGTCTTTATATATTCTGGATTAGATCCAACTACAAGGTGTCCAGAGGATGTAGTCATTGTAGAAGAGTCTCCACGGAGAATAATAATATTATTAAAATACCTACATCTTTCATATCTATCTACTCTATTAGTATTATAAAAAATTCTATTGTCTGCATTAGTTTCAAAAACCTTGGATGTAGTATCTATAACATTATTAGAAAGTGCAGAATCTAGGGGGACTGTAATTCTTTCAATATCGCTTGCTGCTGAAGGGGTAATATGTTGCCAATTTTCACCTTGAGAAAAAACAAGAACAGGTCGACTGTCATTTGCAGAAGCGCTTGGATTTGCACCAGCAGAATATATTCCTACCTCAGATATTTCATATCTTTCCTCTGTTGGCAACTCTGCAGTTAATACTAATTTAGACTGACCATTTTCTACAACGTATCCCCTCGAACTAATTGGAATACGAAACATTTCAAAATCAAGATTTTGCTTTTCAGAAAAATCTTCTGGAGTATCCGTAGTGTCTAGGGGTTTAGAGCCACAGCCCAAGGCCATATACGAAGCATATGCTGGTGTTTGACCCAATAAATATTTTGCAATAATATACTTACCAGTATTAGTTATCATGATTCTATCACCCCAAGAGTTATACTATATATTGTACCACCTATGCTTATTTGAACTTCTAGTCTTTCGTCTATTTCCATATTTACTAGGTCTATCACTACATCTTGAGTAGTGGAGTCAACGTAAATGTTTGATCCAGATGGGCCAGAGCCGTTGACTGGAATTTTAGAGTCAAGTTTAATGCTAAAGTTAGAAAAATATTTGTCAGATGTGTTCTGTAAGCCAAGTATATTTTTAGAAGAATACTCCTGATTTAAAAACGTTAAATTTTTAATTAATTGATTAGATACGCTATCTCCACTCACCGTATCATGTCTAATTAGTGATAACAACTCTTGCCCACCAATATCTTCAAAAATAAGATCAGTTAATATCTCTACAGGCATTATTGTTGGGTCCCATAGTATATTCTCTGGTGTTGCAGTTTTTATTTTAACTGTGGTTGGGGGTGGCGGTGGTGGTGGCAATTGCGGTATTGGATTTACAAATGCAGAGTACCCAC